CTGTGCCATACATGCTGGCTGTCAGGTAGTTGCCGTCTGCGTCTTGTTCAGAGTCACTGACTGCTGTTACACGCCAGTGAATAGTTGAAATCACGTCGTCGTAACCATTCTGTGCAGTGTTGTGAACATCCAGTGTCGGGAAGTCCCATGTATATGTGTTTGCCATGATTATACCTCCTGTGCGTCCACAAATGTTTCATATGCTGTCTTAATATCTGCCGTCCACACGGCGTTGCATATCGCCTGTACGCTGGCATCCTCTCCAGAGATGTCGGTGTCGCCCCAAGTGTCGCCTGTCTTGGTGCGGCAGTTCAGAACGTGCCGGTGGTAGTTCCGGCTAATTTCTGCGCCGTCATCCTTAATGATGATTGCCTTGCGAACCTGCACAGCCTTGTACGGGCCACGCACTTCGCAGTCATATTCAAATTCTTTCGTCAGTGCCATTTCTTACTCCTTGTGTTTACCGTCGCTGGCTGCGACCTGTCCGACCCCTACCGGCTGGTGGGGTTATGCTGTCTTGTATGTAATTTGGCCACGAATACCTATCGATTCATTTGAGATTGAAACCTGTGTCCAGCTAACATCATCTTTACTTTGAAATATTTCCATTTCTGTTGAATTTCCGCCTAGATACAGCACAAAATTGGTTCTAGTGCCGTCCACATTTAAGTCACTAAACATAAATTGCCCTACAGCTTCCACCGTAGAAATGCTGGCGTAAGGCAACCCTGTGAATACTATAATTCCAGCAGCACCTGATATAGTGCCGTCGCAGTCAAACCAAGCGTGAACCGTGTCACCTATCTTAGTGTAAAAACCAACAGTATTGCTTCCCGAAAATGACCCGTTAGTTGTTGAACCTCTAACAGAAGGCGTCCAAGTACCCTCTTCATAATCATCTAGCGCATTAACCGCCGCCGTGTCGCCGTTGAATGTGATGCCACCGCCGCTTCTAATTCTGGCTGTCTCAGTAGACGCCCCCGCATAAAAGCGGATATTGCCAGACGAACTATCTGCACCATAAATTATAACATCTTGGTTTGGAGTTTCGCCCAAGACTACGCTATTTGTACCGATGTAAAAGGCGTCAGTATTATTGTGCTGCCCACGAATAAGTGGCCCAACGCTTGAAGATACGGCCCCGCCATCAATCCGCAACTCAGCAAGTCCAGATGATTTAATTTCAAGATTTGCCCCCGGCGAAGTCGTCCCTAGCCCTAATCGCTGCGTCGAGGCATCCCAGCGAAGGGCTTGCGTGGTGCCGTCATCTGCAAAAAACGTGATGTCACCAGATTCTTCTGCCTTCAAAATAGTAGTTGAAGCGTTGCGTTGAAGATTAAACTCACGGTTTGTTTGGTTGTTGTCGCTATCAAACTTTAATGTCACGCTTTGAGTGGACGCAATTAGTAAGTTACTACTTTCGTTTGTTATGCTGTCAGAAATCAGCCCATCAACCGTCACCGTGCCGTTAATGTCAACATTACCATCACAACCAATTACCATCTGGTCAACTTGTGTGCCACCAACATTAGACTGAAACTTTGCAATGTCCCGTGCTGATGTAGATGTTGGATGATACGCTTGGAGTGCAAGGTTCCCATCACCTGCCGCACAAGTGCTGTCGATTCCATCAGCCGTCACAGTGCCAGTAACATCAAGCGCAGTTGCCGGACTCGCAGTTCCTACGCCCACACGATTGTTCGTAGAGTCGATGACAAGCGTAGTGCCGTCAATCTGAGCATCGCCAGTGACAGTCAGTTCGTCAGCGGTGTTAAACCGCGTGATGCCAGCACCGATATAGGCCATTAGGTAATCTCCAAGATGGACAGAGCCACATCAGCAGAACTTGCTGTGTTGCTCGTAACCTTTAAAACGTCACTTGCATTCAGGACAACCTTCTGCTCACCCCCAACGACAACAAGGCTACTACCCACAGGAACGGGTGCAGCCTTGATAAGATAGATATTGTCGCCGTCATTGTTCTCAACCTGCACATCCACCTCAATCTGTGAGGACACGATGTTGGCAACAGTGAGGCCAATGATGGTGGTTTCGGTTGCTGATGCCCCGGTGTGAATTGTGGCAGCAGATGTGCCTACAGCGGTGTCAGTAACGAGTTTAAATGCGTTTGCCATGATTATCCCTCTTCGGATACATTATATATTATTTTTAGCAGGTTGTCAACCCAGAGCAATCGCTAGAGCCACAGCTTCGTTTGACGCCGCAGTCTGTGCAAAAGCAGTAGTTGCGATAGTTGTATTGCTGGTGCCAGCAGCCTGTGTTGTGGCAGTGACAGCACTGGACAGAGAACCGCCGTTGATTGTTGGGCTAGTCAGTGTTTTGTTGGTCAGGGTCTGTGTTCCGGTCAGAGTTGTGACTGTGCTATCGATGGCAAGCGTAACAGTGTTGCTCGTTGCACTAGAGTCGAGACCGGTTCCACCTGCAATCGTCAGGGTCTCGGAGTCGAGGTCGATAGCAATCGTACCGGAGTCCGTCGTAACATCGAGGTCTTCGGCAGTAATCTGCGTATCAACGTAATCCTTGACGGCTGCAGACGTGGGCAGCGTGGTGTCGTTGTCGTTAGACCCGATACCTTCCGACTCAATGACGATAGCCGATGCGGCAAAGTCCGCAACCTCGACGTTGCTCAGGCTGTTACCCGTGCCGTTAGCATCGAACGTCTTGTTCGTAAATGTTTGCGTACCGGCTAGGGTGGCTACGGTGCTGTCGATTGCAACAGTCAGTGTGTTGCCCGAGCCAGATGTATCGATACCGGTGCCGCCAGCAATGTCGAGAGTTTCGCTGTCGAGGTCGATGCTGAGTGCGCCGCCGCTGTCACCCTGAAAATCGAGGTCGGATGCAGTCAGTTGCGCGTCTACGTACGTCTTGATGGCTTTGGCCGATGCGAGGGTAGTGTCCGTGCCAGCTACACTCGACAGGTCCGTGTCAAGGACGCCCGACTTGAGGTTGTCCACTTCGAGGTTCGAGACGGTGTTGTTGTCTGCATCGATGGTCTTGTTTGTCAGGGTCTTTGTAGTTGCGGCGAGATACGTGTCGAAGGTGTCGACCGTAGTCTGACGCATCGTGCCACCATCGTTGGTCACGATACCATCGCTACCCGCTACGGCTGTTGTGCCTGCAGACGTACCGCCGTCCATCAGGTTGAGTTCTGCGGCAGTGGCAGTTACATCTGTACCACCGATGTCGAGAGTTGTCATCGATACTTCGCCAGCGACGGTCAAGACGCCCGATGCGAGGGTCATCAGATCTGTGTCGCTAGTGTGCCCGATAGTTGTGCCATTGATGTTGACGTTGTCGATGTTGGCAGTGCCGTTTATGTGTAGGTCTTTGAACTGCTTGCTCGACGAACCGAGATCGATATCGTTGTCGGTTGTCGGCTCGATCACGCCGTCCTTGAAGACAACCTGTTCTGTGGACGTACCCGATACGTCGATGCTGACTTCGATCTGATTGTTGGGATTGTCAACAACGACCTTGTTCTTTGGCGTGGTTTCGCCCGGATCACCGATGAGTCCGATGACCGGACCCTCTGCTGCCGTGCCGTCGTGCTTGTGGCCGGTCGAGTTGTTGAACGCAGCAAGAACCTGATCGAATTCGTTGTTACTGTGTGCGGCGGTGATGGTATCGCCGTCAGAGTAAGACGACTGTCTAGTGTAACCTGCCATGTGTTATCTCCTGCCCCCCGGCGTAAATTCTAGTTGGTAACCTTTTATTGAAATGGGGGCTGCGCCTTGTGTGTCGTCTAAGCGTACGGCTACTGTGAATCCCCCGCCTTCTACGCTCTGTCGTACGAGCGGTGTGCCCGATGATCCGTACACTGCGGTGCCGTATGTCGATGCTGTCAAGCCGTAGATGGCGATTGCGGAACCTGTCGTTAAATCGTACTCCGCTGGTTGCGGTACATCTGCCGAAGCGAAGTCGTAGCGAATACGGAATTTGGAGTTCACCGCACTTTCGTTTTCGTAATTCCAGATGATGCGCTGCATCAACTTTCGTATACCCGCGTCCCCCATCGTGTAGTCAGGAGAGCGATAAATTGCGCTTATGTTAGTCCCGTCGAAAGTGTTACCCGACTCTTGCTTGTGGATGTAACCATCGTATCCGCCGTGCAGGATCGTTTCAACTCCGCTGATAAAACCAGATGCTGCACACGCTGGCTTGAGACCCTTAAGGTCAGCATACTCCCAGCCCATGCCCCCCTCTACTCCTGCCTTGATGACGCCGATCACACCGAGTGCTGCCGATGCCAACTGTGCATCTGTCGGAAAAAACAAACGGTATTGAGTTTTGTTTCGGATGACAAGAGATGATATACGATCAGTAGAAACGCCCTCAAGACGGGGCTGTATCTGCTTCGACACAGTCCCAAGTTCGACGTCTCCAATCTTCTCTGTACCAGCAATCGTGCGAAGTCCGTCTGGTGCAAGAAAGACGATGTCACCCGCAATTTCTTGTATACTGAAACCGTCGATACATCCGATGTTACGTGTTACCGGAACGACAGCGAAGTCACTTAGGCTAGACCCCTGTATTCGGAAGATAGATTCTTTGCAAAATACGAATAAATTTTC